TCTTTGAGCTGGGTGCAAAGCTGTTCGGCAAGCCGGTGCAGTTCATCAGGGCACCGGGCTTCAATCCCGGCTGGTATGCACGCAACGGTCAGCCCATCAAGACAATCCAATAACCATCAGCAGAAGGAAGTCAGACATGACCACACCAGACGCACCAGCACACCAGAGCATTGCAGAAGCAGTGCTGGCAGAAGTACAGGCAACCCAGGCACCAGAGCAAGAAGCTGCACCAGAGCAGGAAGCTGCCCCAGCTGCTGAAGCAGAAGCCGGTGAAGTCGAGATTGAAGAAGCCGGTGAAGATGAAGCACCACGCACGCGCAGCCTGTCATGGGATGATGCTGTAAAGCAGGTGCCACCAGACATTGCAAAGCTGATGCGAGAACTGCGCAGTGACTACACACGCAAGACGCAAGACCTGGCAGAGCAGAAGCGCGAATTCATCAGAGAGCGTCAGGCACTGATGAAGGGCAGGGAGTCACTGACAGACCCTGCAGAAGTGCCAGAGTATGACCCTTTCAATGAAGCCAGCATCACTGCGCGCATTGAACAGGAAGTCAATCGACGCTTGCGTGATGTGCTTGAGCCCATGCAGCAAGAGTATGAGCAGATGGCTGCTGAAGAGTCATACCAGCGCTTCATGACAGAGCACCCAGACTTCAGCTCTGACACAGAACTGCGCTCTGAAGTGCAGCACCTTCTTGAAGGCAATGAAGCGCTTGACCTTGAGACTGCCTACTGGGCAGCAAAGGGCAAGCAGAGCAAGCAGAAGGCCAGAGCAGAGCAGGCAGCCAGCAAGGCAAAGCGGTCAGCGCGCAGGCAGGCTGCCATGACAGGCACCGCGCCTGCCATCAGGGGCAGCAATCGCGCCAGCAAGCCCAGCCGTGGTGAGCTGAAGACCATGACCAGTGCAGACATCCTGGCACTTGCCCAGTCAATGCACCGCAAGTAATCAATAGACTTACCAATAGGATGCTGGTAAGCAGATAGGCAGCAAGCCACCCAGATGATGGAGCTTGTAAGCCACTGGCACCAGCCAGAACCGGAATACAACCACTTCACACTTCAGAGGTTCCATCATGGCACCCCAGTCAGTCATCAGCACCACGCTGCAGCTCCTGCGCGATAAGCTGGTCGACAACAGCTATCTTTCTCACCCACTGATTCGCGCCATTGAGCAGGCAGGCAACCTCGTCAAAGTCTCTGGTGGCTTGCGCGTAGAGCAGCCGGTGATCTTTGGTGAGCACAGCAGCATCACCCAGCTCAGCAACGGCTTTGAGCCTGTCAGCATGGCTGTCACTGACCCCTTCCAGACTGCAAAGTATGAGTACAGCAACTTCACCCAGCCCATCGTGCTGAGCGCTGTTGAGAAGGCAGCTAACAAGGGTGATTTGGCAGTGGTCAACATCTTGGAATCCAAGATGAAGAACGTCATGCTGGGGCTGAAGAAGGAAGTCAGCAAGCAGATCATCCGTGGCAACAGTTCCACGCTGACCAGCCTGCAGACCCTCAATGGCATGTCAGGCAACACCACTGGCTGGCTTGAAGGTGTCTCTGCTGCCACCCAGAGCAACACGGTTGGTGGGCTCAGCAAGACGACGTATCGCAGCCAGAACTGGTTTAACCAGAACGTTGACGCTGGTGGCACGCTCAGCCTTGCTGACCTTGACCAGCTCTTCATCAACTGCCAGGTGCGCAGCCCCAGTGGTGAGTTTCCTGACATCCTGCTGATGTCACCCAGCTGCTTTGCTGCCTTCCAGGCACTTCAGCAGTCTTCTGTCCGCTATGTCAACGCGTCTGACCGCAATGGTCTTGATGCTGACATGGTTGCCATGTGGCGCGGTGCTCGGATCTACATTGAGCCCAACCTGGGTTTCACTGCCACCACGCCAGCCAAGCCGGTCAGCGCATACGCTCTGACCAGCAGCCAGTTCCAGCTTTACGCTGACACTGATGGCTTCTTCAATGTCTCTGACATGATGCCTGTTCCTGGCACTGCCACTGAGGCCGCTATGGTCTTCTGTCGCATGCAGCTGGTCACTGGTCATCTTGCCAGTCACGGTGTCCTTCTTGATGGTGAGGCATAGACCATGGCTACTTCCACAATCGTTCAGCTTCTGCAGGCTGGTGAAGCTGGTGACACCAGCAACCGCCGTCAGATTGAGACCTTCATCGCTGGTGGCACCATTGCTGCTGGTGACTGCGTTGGCTTTGACACCACAAAGACTGGCGCTGACCGCGCTCTGTTTGTCACTGAAGCTGGCACCGTTGCTATTGGCAACTCGCTTGCTATCGGTGTGGCGCTGAACGCTGCCACTGCTGACCAGCAGGTGCGTTGCGTTGTCGCTGGCTATGCAGAGAACGTCAAGTGCGGTGCTGGTGTTGCTGCTGGTGATCCGCTGTCCGTTGGGCAGGCTGCCACTGGCACCGTTGACACCCGCGTTGCAGCTGACACTGCGCAGGCGTTTGGTGTGGCTCTGGAAGCCGTCGCTGCCAACACGGTTGATATCATCGTCTTCAAGCAGTTCTGATCATCGCAAGGCAGCCACACTGCCTTCACCAGCCCCACCACCTATGCTGGTGGTGGGGCTTCTTCTTTGCAGGGGTAGACAATGAACCTGGGCAGCTTGCTGGATTTTATGGGCACCCTGCTGGACTATGACCCCAGCAACAGCACATACAGAGCGCAGGTTGTCACCCTGCTCAATGATGCCCAGGTGCGATGCCTGACTGATAGGCACTGGGATTTCTCTACCCGTGACAGAAAGGTGCAGGTGTGGACTGACACCACGCTGACGCTCAATGTCACCAGTGGCACTGCCACGGCTACTGGCACCGGCTTTCCAGTCAGCACTGACCTGGTGAAGCCGGGTAGTGAGCTGGCGCGTGCTGAAGTCACCTTCACTGACAGCGCAGGCAATGCGCACAAACACCGGATTGCCTGGGTAGAGAACGGCACCACGCTGTATCTTGACCGGATTTATCGGGGTGCCAGTGGCGCTGTCAGCGCACTGGTCAAGCGCAGGGATGTCTTCTTGCCCAGTGACAGCATGAACGTGCTGAATGTCGCTGACCCCAGTGTGGGTGTGCCAGCAAAAGCACTGATGCTGAGCAAGTGGGAACGTGAAGACGCAAACCTTGACGCAGACCTTCTGGGCACCGTGGAAGCGTATGTGCCCAGTGAAGGTGTGCTGGTGCGCGCACCCCAGATGGTGCGCGGTGTAACCGTGGTGGGTGCAAGCGCAGGGCAGGGTGCGCGCACCGTTGACGTATACATGGTCAACGTGTCCGGCCCTAATGCCCAGAACTATCCAGCATACCGCTCTGATGTCAGCAGTGGCTTTGAATCGGCTTTCAGCAAGGTCAGCAGCTTCACCCTGTCAGACACCCAGACGCTCAACTTCACCCCTGAAACCATCCCAAATCACACCGGCTTATACCGTCGGTACTACTTCACATGCAGTGAAGCTGGCATCATCGCGCCAGTCAGGGTGCGCAATGCAGATGCAGAAGGTGGTGCCATCATTGACCGTGACACCATCAACACCAAAGGTGGCATCACACTGAAGCCTGACCTGGCGCTGGGCACCCTGCAGGGGCAAGCCTTCCATAGCACCGCCGTCAGATACCGCTTCAATCAGAGCAGTGCTTACAGAAGCATCCAGCTGTATCCACACCCAGCAGAAGATCAGAAGCTGGATGTGCGCGTATCAATCAACCCAGCGCGCATGCAGGAAGATCAAGACGCCACACTGATACCTGCCAGCTATAGCATGATGCTGGCATACAGCGCGCTTGAGAAGCTGGCGCTGAAAGTGGATGGTGCAAGCGCTCTGGCAGTGGCCTATTCCAGAGAACGCGCAGTGCTTTACAAGGGCATGGAAGCGCGCTTTCTGGCTCAGGTGCCCAGACGCATCATCAAGGGCAGCCCCACTGCTGGATACCGCTTTGTGCGCAACCCATACGGCAAGCTGACCTTTTCATGAAGCAGAACACCTATCAGACACCCCTGGCCGGTGGGCTTGAAACAAAGCTGCCCCAGAACCCGCAGAACGCCAATGTGGCTCAAAACCTTGTCATCGACAAAGAGACTGGTGGGTGGTCAACCCGTCTGGGGTATGAGCGCTTCATGTCTGGGGCCAGCAGCTGGGCACCATTCACAAGCTGCGGACCCATACACAGCCTGCATGCAGCCCAGCACCTTGCCAGTGGTGCGCGTCAGCACGTCTTGCTTGAAGAGCAGGGGAACCTGCAGCTGCTGTATGAGTGCAGCGGACTGGTGCAGATCAAGACGCTGGCAACAGGGCGCAACATCCCCACACCCACTGAAGCAGGCAGCTGGTTCACTGACACCGGATACGGCACCATCATCACCAATGGTGTTGACCGCCCACTGCTGGTGAACCCATGGCCTTCACCACAAAGCGCGCTGGTGTTCACTGGCTTTCTGGTGCGTGACTTTGGCTTCAGTGGCACACCCACTGCTGTGGACCCCAGGCTGAACATTCCCATGCCCAAACCGTCTGGTGGTGTGCCAGCGTTTGACCCTCAAACGGGTGGTGGGGCAACCACATTGTGGTGCCCATCAGACACCAGAGCAGTGCCTGATGGCGGGCGCTGGGGTCTGGGGCTGTCTGACAACACTGGTGCCAGTGCTGCCACTGGTGACAAGGTTTCATTGTTCGGCTGGGCTGTCAGCTTCATCAGTGACACTGGCAGTGAAGGACCTGCAAGCACGCTGGCAACAGCCACATGGTCACTGCCAGAGGACCATGAAGGCTTCAGATATGCCTGTGCTATAGACATCCCCACCGGCCCAGCTGGCACAGTGGCACGCAAGCTGTATCGCACCACAAACTTCAGCAATGACAGCAATGCCCCTGGTGATAGCACGCTGTATTTCGTTGACCTGGTGCGCAACAACGTGGATGGCATTTACTATGATGCGAACCAGACACGCACACTGGGGCAGCCAGCACCAGTGGTGGCAACTGGACCACTTCCAGCACCGCGTGCACGCTTCAGCGCTCTGTTTGCTGGCTGTCTGTTTCTTGATGGTGGCATCGATGATGCGCGCACCCTGTTCTTCAGTGCCCAGGGGCTGATTGAGCAGTTCAGTGCTGACTCATACATTGAGCTGAGCAACATTGGTGGTGGCATCACTGCGCTGTATGCCAGCTACACTGACCTGCTGGTGTTCAGAGAGAACAGCATTGACGTGGTGCAGGGCACCTTCACCACTGGCTTCACAGTCACCACCATCAGCACCAGTGTGACCTGCAGGGCACCGCACAGCATCCAGGCAGTGCCTGGGCTGGGTGTCGTCTTCCTGGGCAATGACGGTGTGTATGCCATCACTGGTGGCTTCACTGGTGGTGCTGTCAGTGATGTCATCAATCTCACCATTGCGCAAGACAACATCATTCAGCGCATCACCCCTGACTGCCACGTCAAAGCGGTCAGCTGCTTCAGTGCAGCCCAGCGTGAATACCAGCTTTATCTGCCAGTAGATGGCTCTGACAGGCCAGGGCTGGGGCTGGTGCTGCACGTTGACCGGCTGCCCCAGGCATCTGCTCTGGCACCATGGTCAACCCGTGTGGGCTTTCCAGTGGGTGCGCTTGCCACCTTGTATGATGGCACTGTCATTTTTGGACACCACACCGGCAGTGAGTCTGGTGATGCTGACAGTCAGCGTGGCCTGTTTGTGCTGTCAGGCAAGCGTGCACTGGGCTCGCTTGTCAGTGGTGATGTGATGGCACCCCAGCCTGCACCGGTCAGCATATACCGGTCAGCATGGTGGTCTGCTGGTGATGCCCAGGTGCTCAAGCAGGTCACATACGTCACAGTCTGGGTGCTCACCACTGGCGCACCCACCATCACCATGCGCCACTTCAAAGACTTCCAGCTGACCCCAGTGGCAGAGCGCACATACAGGGCACAGCCACCAGATGCCGTGGCACTGCCTGAGCTTGACAAGGTGGTGCTGGGGTCAGGCAGCTACACCACAGAGCGCCTGGTGCCCCTGCGCTTCTCGGTTGCTCACCAGTCCGCTGCATGGTTCTGCTTTGAGATTGAAACACAGCAAGACATCATCCTGGTGGGCTGGGAATACAG